TATATCAACGCCACTATCTTTACCCATTTGCTGAATTAGTTTAATTTGATCTTTAAATTTCAAATTATCCCAATTAGTTTTATCTTCTCTAACAAATTTATCCATAGTTTAAATCTCCTCTAAAGATAGTTTGCAAAGAGAAAGAGTGGGGAAAACATCACCCCCATTTTTAACTCCTTTTGGTTTATAGAAAAATCCATCTGAACATTCAAGAATTTCTCCAATTATTTTTCCACCTTTATTAAACCTAACAAGAATTTTGGTTTCGTAGTTAAGTGGAATTGTATTTTTTTTATTCATAATCTACCTCCATAGTAATTTGAATAAGTCAGTTACTGTTTCGACTCTTTTGAGTCTACCTACCTATAAATAGATAAGTACCACTTTCGTGGTCATCAGGGAAAATACGCATTTTCCGACAGAAATTGCCATAATTGGCTTCACCTCCTCGCTTGTGAGAACGAATCAGGGGAGGGTCAAGGGTCTAATGACCCCTGAAATACCCCCCTCTTAAATCGCATCCTAGTAGAAACTCGAAGTGTCTACATAGATTTTCTCGCCAAATGCCAGTTCTTCTGATTGATATGACTTGTAAGTCACACACCAAAAGACTGGAACATCAGGTTCTACATCAGGACTAACATATCCCTCGCCATCAGTGAAGTAGATGAATGCTTGAACATCGTCTACATCGTCTGAAAAATCGTTGAATAAATTAAAGGGAGGGTCGAAGTTAGTTCCACCCCCACCCCTAACAGTCAGTTCTAAATCATCGCCTTGATCTAATTCATAGATATCCCACCACTCGCCCTGTTCATTCTTACGAACAACAGTATCGCAGTAGCACACCCTGATTTTTTCAAGACGACACTCTTCAGCCATTGCCTGTATCTCGGTAGCAAACATATTAAGTTCGTGTTGAGAAACAGACCCTGAAGTATCAATTGCAATAGCCAGTTCGCCACCTTGAGGTGAACGAACCTTACTTGGCAAATTAATACCTCTCCAAGAATGATTTCGATTTAGCCTTGACCATGAATAGTCACTTGCTACGACAGACTGTAAAAGATTACTTAATTCTTCTTTCCAGTCTACTGAAACATCTTGATTAGCTTCAGCCAAACCTTGACCTGAAGAAGTTCCACCCTCGCTCATTCCATGTAGCTTGTCAGCCATTGAAACTGCTCGTTGAATTTCGCCTTTGAGTTCTTGCATTTCTGCATCATTCATTGGCTCACCATCTTCAGTTGTAGCATCCCAAACTTCACCAATTGCAGATGGGATTGAATCAAATGTTGTTTCACCAGTATCGCTACCAGTAGCTTCGCCATTCGACTCACCATCTTGGTCAGATTCGTCAGAATCAGATTCGTCAGAATCATCAGAAATATTATTTCCTTGACCAGTATCAGAAGTTTCTTCGTCATCATCAGAATTTTCACCTTGAGGGTTTTGTTGATTAATCTGATCGATGGCATCTTGCAACGCATCTTCATCTTTAACCAATATTTGATAAACCTCTTCAGCATTCATTCCATGATATTTATAATCAAGACATCCCCCATTAGGAAGTGTGTAGCCAAGATCATAAACGAGATAAGCATTGATCACATAGTCACAAGCAATATTCCAAACTTTTGGATGCCTGTTTCCACGCCTGATCATATGTTCATAAACCACATGAAGCGATTCATGAACAAGTACCCCTTGCAATTCTTCTTCATTGCAACCCAAGACCCATTCAGGAAAATAAAATATATTTTTTCCGTCAGTTGCCATAGTATCGCAACGAGATTGACTAACCTCCACTGGTTTAAGATGTAGGAGGATGGAAGCCATCCCCACATTACCTTTCATCAGTTTTGATCTAGCTTTAATGATATTGTCTAACGCATCAGTCATTTTTTCCACCTCTATAAATTTGACCTAAAAGGTCATCGACAGAAATAGATTCGACAGACTCTTTCATTTCTTTTGAAAAGTCTTTTCTACGCTTGTCAGCAATGTCATCGTCATCTTTTAAAGAATCAATGCCATTGTTCAAACCATTAATACGAGCAACCAGTGTGACCAGTTTTTGATGCGAATCATTAACCAATTCACTATCGCCTAATATGTCCTTATTCCAAACTTCAAGTTGTTCAGGGTAAGTTTCTAGCTTATCGAAGCTAGACTTATTCCAAAACCCTTTTTGTTTGTTTTTAGGGTCATAGTTATGCAATTTATCTGCTAGATCATTCACATCACCAACAATATTGCCGACACATTTATCGACCACCTGTTTAATGTTGTTTCTTGTTCTAGTGATAGCTTGTTGCTCTATCTTTTTTGCAAGTTTCTCGGAAACTCCTAGGCGTATGTCACTGCTATTCCAAGATGGAACAGTAGTGATTTCAAATTCAAATCTGAATTTTCTTTCAATGTCCTCGACTTGAGGAATGTTCCAAGCATCAAATAACTCGCCAAGATTTCTCCTAGCTGTTTCATACTTTTTAGGATAGCTTTTAAGAAAAGCATCAACCTCTTTATCCCACACTTGCTTCGCTTTATCTATTTCAGATTGAAGCTGTTCAAGGTTAGTGTTTGGACATAATCTCCAACCACTCGCAGAATTGCCCTCGCTATCCCTAGAATTATCACTCCAAGGAAGAGTCAATCTGTAATAAAAATCATTTCTAATTCCATTTAAGATTGAACGAAAATATTTATTAATATCTTCACCAAAGACATGAAGTTGAGGATTAACTAATTTTTCATCAGCCAATCCATGCTCTTCAGCCAGTTTGCTTCTGAGTTCTTTATTGACCTTGATGCCACTAGGATGTTTCGCTGTTAGGCGAACCAGTGTGGCATTTTGGTGCAATGTTGTACTCAAATTGTCATCTTCATTTTTCATAATAGACCTCCATCTAATTGTGAAAATTGCTGTTTCGATCTTACGATCAGTTCATCTACAACCTAGTAAATGAACCCCACTTTCGTGGTCATCAGGTGAGAAAAAAAATCTCACGACAGCAGAACAGAAAATATATTTAACTAGTAAATATAAATTCTGTTCCATCCCCTATGCCTAGACTTCTAGGTCTTGATGCTTGATTTTGAATTTGCTATATCTAGCAGATTCAACCACATCAGGTCTAGCACCTACTATCGATCTAACAAAGAAAATTCCAAATTCAGGAGTAGGAAGTTTCTCTACATAATCAACAGCATTAGAAAACCATTTATTAAGCACATTATTTTTGCACTCTTTAATGGAGCTCATTAGTGAAACACAAGTCGCATATTGCAGACCTAGTGAATCAGGGATTTCTACATCTTCGCCATTTAGTATTTTAGGAATGCTTGGAAGCACTTCTTTAGCTAAAGATAGAAAAGACATAAATTCAACACTCGCAGTTTCACCCACATCACCATTGATAAGTTCCTGAAGAATTTCTTCAGGAGGGTTAGTTTTTAAAGTGTCACTCAATCTAGTCCATGCTCTTGGATTAGTTTGAGGGGTTAAGACTTTAGGGTCAAAGTCATAGAGAAAATCAGGCTGAAAATTAATGAACCCCAAAATGTCGTGATGCACATCATTTTTCACAGCCCAAGATAACCAGTCATTAACATTAGACTCAACATTAATCATGGTGCATCGACCAACAACATGACTTGGAAGTTTATTGCTTCCAGCACGATCAGTTGATCTATTTCCAGCAACGACTATCTGCCAACCTTTTGGCAAGTGATATTCGCCTATCCTTTTCTCATAAAGCAATTGACCACATATCGCCTGAAGAGAGGGATGGCATTGAGCATATTCATCTAGAAAGAGAATACCCTCGCCACTTTCAGGAAGATTACCTAAAAAGGCTCTCTTCTGCTTCTTCGCTTCGATAAATGGCAACCCTGATAAGTCATGCGACTCATACAGGCTTAATCGAAAATCCATAAATCCAAATTCATTCTTTTTTGGACTCACTTCATCTTCAACCAGTTTTCGACCATCAGCTAAATCTTCAGCTAGTGATCGAACAATTGCAGATTTTCCAATACCAGTTCCTCCTAAAAGGAATGGAGTATTGAAACCCTTTAATACAGATTTAGTTATCTGTATAGCTATACTTGTTTTCATAATAAGACCTCCATCTTTTGTATGTACAAGTTAGTTTCGTTGACTGGTAAATAAAAATATTTATCCACCATTCAACACCAAGACTAGATAACAAAATGCTATCTAGTTTCGCCAAAATCTCATTGGCTCATCGGTTGGTTTATCCTGTATTTTTTACAGGGTCATCAAGGAAAACATCTCCATGTACAGAACGAATAACATAATTAAGATTTTCATTTATCTTTATTTGTTTATCGTTAATGAATAAGTTTTGCTCTCCCTTGATCTGTTTAAGATAAACAGAATCAGATTTAGGGAAAAAAACATAGGAAAAAATAGCATTTAATCTCTCCCTCGTTGTAGATGTTCCCCACCCACATAGACAGAAACTTAAATGAATATTCCCATGTTTGTTTTTGTATGGATGATTGTTCTCCCACCATGCAATTTTATTGTCATGCAAATAAACTCCCATTTCTCCATTGCTTACCCAATCTGATACTGGGCAAATTCTAGTATTGCTCATCACTTTATTTTTGTTTTCAATAAATGCTTCTGCAATTTCTTTTGATACTTTTCTCATAATTTTAGACCCTCCAGTCTTTTTAATTACCAAGATTCCCTCGAAAGGGTCAGGGCATCACTGCTACCTGTTTTAAAATTTCGACTGGAGTCTCGCCAGTCATCATCAGTTGGTTTAAGGTTTTAGGATGTTACTTCACTTAAGACATAACAGATGTTTCTGAACTTGCATTGTTACAAAATCTCCTGTAATTATAGTGCAACCTAAACCCTCTAAATGCTCTAGTAGTTGGGATGTAAATTCAGGCGTATCTTCTATCCCCTCACACACCACAACCCCATCGTCATTTATAACTTTAGTTATAGTTATTTTATTTTCATCCATAATTTTAGACCCTCCAAGGTCATATTTAATTACCAAGAACAGACAGCAAATTGCTATCTGTTTTCGACTGGATTTCACAGTCTCGTCAGTTGGTTTCGTCTCTCCAAAAATAAGTTAAATAGTCAGTTTTTTCCCAATAGCCTTTTACTGGCTCACTTTGGCAAATTTCCCAATTTAACCATGCAGTAGCTTTAGCTTTTGCAAGTCTTATGTCATTGCATTTTAAAACCAAATAACCACCACATAATGCAATAGCATCAAAATAAATATGATGTCCTCTAGGAGTCACACCAGTTTTATCTTTAACGATAACTACATCTAATTTTTCTTTTCTCATAATTTCGACCCTCCAAGGTCAGTTAATTACCAAGAACCCCTTGAAAGGGTAAGGGCATTACTGCTACCTAGTTTAAGTTTTCGACCTTATCTCAAAGGTCATCTTCAGTTGGTTAAATGAGTGAACGAATTTCATTATCAATTGCAGTCTCAAAAGCTAAACTTATTTGAGTTGGTTTAACAAATTTTGAATTGTTTATCCAAGCAATTGGTTTCAAAATTGAAACACCATAATTAATAATGTCAGTGACTTTTCCCTTGATGATTTTTCTATATTCATAGCCACCTTGGTAGCCACCAATAATAGTTTCTTCACCATTGAAATTGTCTACGACAAATTCGTCATTCTCTTTATTCAATAAATACATAATTACCTCCAAGTAATTAAAGTTATTCGCTACATTGCGAACACCAAGAAGAACCTTTTTACAGGCTCGACTATAAATCGATTTAATCTTTTCGCTAGAATCTCACTAGCACATCAGTTGGTTTATCTCATTCCTATTATGCGCTCCAATATTATGGCAATTCTTTGCCTAATATCTTTTCTAACAAAAGGAAATTGTCTTGGATTAGCTTTCACTATTTCAAGAAGATCATCTAAATCATTTGGAATGACTTCATCAATCAATGCTGATTTAGATTTATAAGATTTAAGTTTTAATCTCAAATCTGCTTCCAAGTTTTTTATACTCATAATTCATACCTCCAAGTATGTTTCTTGAACCCCATAATAGGATTCTCATTCAGGCTGTTAATTCAGCGACAGTTGGAGGACTGTCCCCAAGGTTTCAAAATTTAAGTCTAGCTCTTACCCTCGACAATGCACCTATTTATATCTCTAGACGAGAAACCTAAAATCAAAATAGGTCGATACAATTTATCCCAGTTGGGATTTAGTCCTCTCGTTTAAACTCTCGTAGCCTTGCTTCCCTTGAAGTCTGCCCTCTCGACACCTAGCACATTTTTTTAAAAGGCGATTGTCACTGGCTTCTCACTTAATGGTTATCTTTACCAGTCATTCTAGAACCTTTATAGCTTCTGCTATTTAACCCTCGTGGGCTAATTTACCTTTACTCTTTTCAGAACCCTCGTAGGTAGGTAGCGAATCTTTTAAAGACTTAATCCGTTTGGTCTATGTACGAAGTATATATGAATGGTAGAAAATTGCATCAATTAAATCATCATCTAACTCATCTTATTAGATAGCACAATGTGAGCATTACCAAATACTCATAACTGGTAGATAATATTTCTATGGATAAAGATAAATTTCAGGACAAAAAACCCACCCTTAAACTGGTCAAAGATAAGACCAAATTAACCATGAAACAAAAAGCCTTTTGCGACCTCATCATCAAGGGCAAGTTGGGAAGTCAGATCGAATGTTATATGGAGGTCTATGATGTGGCTCTAACCAAGGAGGGCAAGATACCTAAACACGCCCATGTGGATTGCAGTAGGTTAATGGCTCATCCTAATTGTTCCCTATATATAGCTAACGCCCTGAAGCGTAAGGAGACCAATGCAGTGGCTTCCACTACTCGAACGAGGAGTTATGTTCTTGAACAGCTTATGAAAGAGTCTAGGGAAGCAGACAGTGACAGTACGAGAGTCAGGGCATTGGAATTGTTAGGCAAGACAGTGAACCTATTCAGTGACACCTTGGAGATCAAGGAGAGCAGAACCAGTGATGATATTGAGCAAGAGATAGAGAGCAAAATAGAACAGCTATTAATAGAAGCAGACCAACCCCAATAAGTAGACCCCCCATTTAAAGAATTGTTTCCCACACACATGAATGACCCCCACCCCCCAATATATAATGGAATAACTGACTAACATATATACATAGTGTTTTACTCATAATATGACCTAATTTCATAGACCCCCCCTATTATATATTGCATTTTGCTATCTTTTTTTGCCATATACCCCCTTTTTCAGGTAAAAAGGCTAGGAATCCTACCCCCCCCATAATATTTTTTAAAATTAAAGGTTGATTTTTATGTGAA